TAAGGTGTCGCGAATCAATCCTCTTCTTTCATTTATAAGCCTAAATACAGCTTGTGCAAGATAAATCTCATTCATTTATATAAAAACCCTATATTTTTCTATTCTGTCTCATAATCTCTTATACTATCAGACGTAGTTTGACATATAGGGCACTTATATTCAACAAATTTCATAATTCCTGCAAAAGGGATTGGTTCTTCTACTTCTTTTTTAACAAAAGCTACTTTATGTATGTAACAAATATCATCCTCTGGTGGCACGCCGTATACCCTCTACATGTTTTCTGTAAAAATAATTACCAATTTTATTGAAAAATTTAAATAATTCTAAATTTAATCTTGTCATCTTCTTACTCTACAATTTGGACAAAAGTCTCCTTCTGGGAGCTCAAAACCACATTCTGGACATTTATTTACGTTCTTCATGTCTTCTTTTTCTTCATTGGTTTTCTTGCTGTCTTCTTAGCCTGAGCAAAGTTTTTAGCTGTAGGCGCTCCTTTTGCACCTTTGCTTCTCATCTTCTCGCCGCTTCCTGCAGCTATTCTTTTTCTTTTCTTATTTATATTTTCATACAAACTCATTTTGTTAGTCCTTTCTGCTTTTCGTATGTTCTAAGTCCTCCGATGCCGAGCATGCCGCCGAGAACCGTTAAAAGTGTGCCCATATCAAATTCGGGCAAATCAGGCAGTTCTGCACCAGCAAAACTCGCACCAAATATAATTAGATCTTTTACGATAAAGTGATAGGCAAAAGCAATCGCGCAGACCCACCCAACTGCTGGGCGCCAGCCGCCCTTGAATATAGAACCGCTTGCAGCTTCTGCTTTGTTGATCTCTAACTGAGCAAGCAGAGCCTCCTGCGCATGTTTTTCAGACATGGTGGCTATCTCGTGGGCGAGCTTCGCCTTCTGATCTGCGTCAGGTATAAATTTATCTAGAAGTCCCGTTACTGGACCTATCAACGCTTGTAACATTATTTAACTCCATTCTTTGCCATGTAAGCACTTGTCCCCATATAGGTGCCAACAATACCCGCTCCTGATATGTAAAATAAATTAGATATATCTGCTAGGGCTTCAACACGTTCAATAGGAACTATAAACATTGCAACTGTAAATACACCCATACCAATCAAAGTGTATCTTGCCATGCGTAATTGCGCTAAGTTTTTTCTAAGTTTTGTTTCTGTTTCTTTGATTTCTTTTGCTTGCTGTAGTTCTTCATTGGTAATTTCGTTATCACCGTCAAGATCATATTCATCTAGTATGGAACCTTTTTGTAATTTTTTCTGCACCATCAGTATACTTTTACCTTATCAGAATTGATACTCGGAACTAACTTACAAATACACTCGTATGTAACACTTTGACCCACCTCATTCTTGTACTCCTGCTTACTTAAAAATTTTGTGTAGTAAGTACAATCATTGACAGACTTAAAATACACGGCTCCCTGAGCTACACCATTCATATAACAGGCAAGCATGAAAGCCGTCACCATTACATCAAGTCTTTGTAATAACTCATGTCACCGCGCACGCTGTAAACCTCACCGCCGCCTGCCATCTTTACAGGTTTAACTTTATCACCATGACCCTGCTTAATTAAAAACTCTTCAAAAGACATAGTATCTGATGCTGGTCCATCAAAATATTCTTCTCTTAAATCTTTTTCAGTTCTTTTATCACCTTTTTTAGCCACCTTGACCTCCTTGTTGTTTCATTTGCTCTCTTCTCTCAGCTGCATTAATCCTTGCCGCAGTCTGCTTCTCCTGACTTTCTAGTCTCTTATCAAACTGTGCATCTCTTTGTGCAACCTTCTGCGCTTCAAGTCCAAGTTTCTGCCTGTCAATCTGAGCATCATTCTGTTCAGCTTGAGCCTTAACCTGCAACTCCTTCTCCTTCAGCTGTACTAACGGATCAGGCTTGCCCGCTCCAGATAGTTCAGCACTCAAGGCCTTCAATCTAGACATACCCTCAGCTACATACTGAGCTGTCTTAGCTTCTAAGTCAATCATCTGTTCTTCTGATACAGCCTCACCACCGCCAGCTTGTATCAAATCAACCGCAGCTCGCTCACGAGCTCCTATCTTTACATGCTCCATGATGTGCTTTTGTAAAGTCACAGCCATCTGTGGTGACTGAGCTACCAAAGGTGTAGAGCCAAAAACCATGTGAGCCATAATGTGAGCTTCGTGATCCTGTCCTTCAAAGGCCACTAAACTTATCTGATCAAGAACATCTATGTTCTCCTGTGCAGGATCTTTTGGTACAGCTTCAGGTTCAGGTGTTCTCTTCAATATTCTGTCAATATCTCTTACACCCAACGCCTCATACATATCTCTAAACACTTCATATAAGTTGTGCATATCAGGCGCGGCTGTCGCAAGCTGCATCTTAGTTTGTGCTAAGGAGATCCTTTGTGCCTGACTAAATATATTAGGATTAGATACAGGTAACACATCTACACGATCATCAAAGTCAGTTCTCTTTATACTGCCATCAACACCTGTAATGCTATACGGATACTCGTCAGGTAAAAACTCTGCCATGACATTAGATAACAACTTGAACTCTAACTTCATTGCATAATGCAATCTTTTATGAACAGCAGACATGACCCGTGAGCCCTGCTCCAACATCGCTATGGTAGTACCCACGGCTGCCTGTTGATTGCCATCGCCTACTTTTAAATCTGTTATGGTAGCGAATCGTTGTCCTGCATTAACTACAAACCCTAACAAACTCATCAAAGTCTGGTCAGGTCCCTTGAATGGTAATGACATCAAGCTTGCTTTGATATCACCTCCTGGGGCATCTACATCTCTAAACTCTCCAGGCTGTAAAGGCTCATCATCATCCCTGATCCGTAAGCCGCGGGCCTTAAATCCTGCTGGCAAGTTCGACAATGTGCCTGCGTCAATCAACTGTCTCAACGCAGCAGTCGCGGTTCTTGATAAGCCACCAATAGTATGTATTAAACCTAAACCATAGAAACCAAAGCCTGGAAGAAACTTGTAATGTACAAAATATTGTATCTTCGCTTTCTTCTTGTCATCTTCTTTGTAGTTCCTGCGAATCGCCAGTATCTGGCCATTATCCTGTGATATAGTGACAATATACGGTACCTTGATGCCTGTTGGCTCACCGTCCTCGTCCATCTCTTCGTAACCTTCAAGATCCAGATCTACATGACACTCCAATAATGTACAGTCATAATCTATCTGAGATGGATACATACCATCTATTCTCTCAATCTCGTCAGCTAAACTACCAGAATCAGACTGAGCTGGTATCACAGGTATGTCTTTGTAAAAACCAGATACCTGTCTCTTTCTCAAATCATTCAAGCTCATCTTTAGAACTTGTGTGATATTAGGACAAGTTTCTAAATCAGTCGTGTTGTAAGGTACAATCAAATTTTCTGCAGGCACAAACTTACTTACAGCTCGGTCCAAGTTCTCATCATAGTAAACTTTCTTAAACGTACTACCTGCTAGCGGTAAGTAAAACAACATCTGATCTAACTCAGGCGTGTACTCTTCCATAATACAGGTTATGTAATAGTTCATAAACTCCTTTACACGTTGAGCTTGGTCTTCTTTTTCAGGAGTGCTTGAGCCAAGCACAGTTGTTCGCACGGGTCCAGTGGGCGGCAACAATTCATTAAAGGCTTGAGCTTGGAACTGCGTAGCGGACTCTGCAAGCAAGGGGTGCGTGACACCGCTGGCTCCTCTGAAAGGCTGTGACCTCTCTTCGTAACTAAATCCCAACAACTCCAAACCGTTAGCGAAAGCATCTTCCCACTCCTGTCTACCACTCTTGTTCTCATCAAACTCACCAATCAGCTCACTGGCGATCCTGCCTAATAAATCATCTGGCATATCTTCAGCTAAATTAGCAGAGAAATCCATGTCAGCATCGCGCTTGTCCCGTGGGTCAAAGTCTATAACAACACTGCCATCGTCCTCTTCCATGATCTCCACGTTATCAGGAACAGGGTCCATGTCTAATGTTTCAGGCATTTCAACTTCTACTTCAGCCGCCAACTCTTCTTCGTTCAACTGAGATGGCACATTCTCCATCATGCTGCCTATTGGTTCTCTTGCCATGTAAATCTCCTTTCAGGAACTATACCATGAATTTTATAAAAGGTTCAATACCTTGTGGTCCGCGGTTCATGTTTACCGCTTTATCCTTCAAAGATATTACACCGCCGTCTTCTTTCATTATATCTGGGTTTGTTCTTTCTCTTGGATCGTTTTTACCAAACTTGCCTTTCAAAACAGCTTTGCTACCTTTGGGTCTGTCCGTTAACATAACATAGGATAAACTTCCTGCATCCTCTACTGCATTGTAATATGGTAAATGTGTAAAGCCCTCTTCGGCTAATTTTTTTCTAAACTCCCCTATAAATTTACGGAAGTCATCAAAAGGAAAGTTGGGCTTGTCTCCAACTAAGTGACCCATATCAAATGCTCTGGGAGAATAAGCATCACCGAAACGATCTTTATTATATTCTATAAGTAGATGCATATTAATACCTTCTTCATCCCAAACATCTACATCTTTTACCCTAGAACCTGCTTTT